AGGTTGATCGTATTTCGCTCCATGACCGCGAAATAAAGGAAATTAAGTCTCTGTTAGAAAATGGTAAGAATATATTTTTATGTGGTGCGGCTGGTGTCGGAAAAACATTCGTTCTTAATAAAATTCTTGATGAGACAAATAGTATAGAAATATACGATGAAGTCTTACGTAAAAAGGATATATTCATAAGTACTATAAAAAATTCAAATATGTATGCCTATATAGACGATTACGAATCCGATACTGCATATAAAAGTATAGTGGAAACCATATGCGAAGGTGGTCGGGTTACAAAAAAACCATTAATCGTTACGTCTAAAAATGTACACATGTTACCCAATTTTAAACTTGTATTTCTACCTAAACGTAAACCAGAAACTATTCAGTGGTTAAATAAAAATCACCCACGTTCAAAAATAGCGTCAGAAAAGTGTAAAGGAAATATAGGAAACTATTTTAATTACCTTGAATATAGCGACGAAAAGGATATTTTTAAATCGTCAAAAGACATTATTGAAGATTTCTTTTGTAAACCGGGTACTGTAGATATAGAAGAAACTATACATGAACATGGACATATTTGGGGTGCCGTACACGAAAATTATCTCGGGGCTAACCCGGAACACCCCGATAAAATTATGAATGCATTAATAAATGCAGATACCTTCGATACAGAACTGTATAAAGGTGAATGGGATTTCATGCCTTATTTTGTTTTATATGCCATGAAAATACCAAAAGTATATACGCGTAACACATTAATTGAACCCGATACAATACGCCCGGGGAGTGCATGGACAAAATATGGGAATCAGAAAATGCGTGAACAAAAAATTAGAAGTATACAAGTACGTTCACATACAAATATGAACCAACATGAATTCATGCTTTTACGAGAGTATGCAAAAAAAGGTGACGTCTCGAAGTTTAAAGAGTATAACTTATCACCACAAGATTTTGATGTTATGAACCACCTTGGTTTACAGAACAAACTGAAACAACGGGAGGTTACTAAAATCAAAAAAATGATTAAAGAAGATAGTCTAAATTAACTAAATGAATACAACTACTCCAGCTTCAGAAGAAGAAGAAGAATATAAAGTGTCTCGGGTCATCGGTAACGAAATTTTCTATTACGGGGAAATTACCGATGTTGATATTCTCGAGTTTATTGAAGATTTTAAAAAACTCGAAATTAATCTTCTTAAAAAGAAAGCCGAACTCATAGGGTACGAACCTGTCATACATTTTCATATATGTAGCGAAGGAGGTGATTTATTCGCAGGGTTAAGTGCAATGAACATTATAGAAAAATCGCGTGTTAAGGTCATTACCATAGCACAAGGTGTGTGTTGTTCCGCCGCCACGTTTCTCCTTTTAGGTGGTCACGAACGTCGTATAGGTAAGAATGCACACGTTCTCATCCACCAAATATCTACAAATGGGTTCTGGGGAAAATACGAGGAACTCAAAGACGAAATGAAATCGTGTGATAAACTCATGGATATGATTACAAAAACGTATAAGGAAAAAACAACTATACCCCAAAAACAATTTAAGAAAATTATGAAACGTGATATGTATTTAGATCCACAAGAATGTATCAAGTATAATGTCGTTCATTCGATTGATTAGACCCTTCGGGTCTGGGGGTTTTTCAAGTCTACGTGTCTCTTATACAAACCAATAATAGATAGTAGTATTATGAAAATACAAATAGTATTTGCGTTTATGGGAATAACCGTGTTTTGTGGAGGCCTAAGTCGCTCCATTCGTTTATAATCTACAACTGGTGGAACACTACTCATATATTACTACTATAATGGAAACAATTTTTAAAACAGATAAAAACGGCAATCAAAGGTACACGTCCGTTCGAGTTGAAAAACTCAAGGACGGAACCGCCAATATTATTAAAGCAACTGGTGTTGTTGATGGTAAAGAATCTATCTCAACAACACACGTTCCTCTCGGGTACGAAAGTGCCCTGAAACGAGCAAAAACTATTTGGAAGAATTTACAAACCCCGGATGTTATGCCTATGTTGGCAAATAAATGGGACGATCGTAAAAAGTATATTTCGGAACCGTTCTACGTCCAACCGAAACTTGACGGGGTTCGATTACTCGTCTCGAATAAAGGTGGGATTTCACGTACGGGAAAACTCGTTCCGGGAACCGAGTATCTCGGTAAAGGTCTTAAGGATGGTGAATACCTCGACGGTGAGTGTTATGATCCAAATAAAACGTTTGAGGAAATTACAAGTTTGTTTAAAACTGACCCGAAAAAACTCGAGTTTTACGTTTTTGATTATTTCGATGTGAATCGTCCCGATTTACCGTTCGAGGAAAGGTGTAAACATCACGTCACGGTCGAAACGAAACTTGTTCGTAAGAAAACGTGTTTGAAACAGTTCCATGAGAATTTTGTTTCTCAGGGCTATGAAGGTACCATGGTTCGCGAATCGTCGAGTGTTTATGAAAACGGGAAACGAAGTAATTATTTGTTAAAGTTCAAGGATTTCATGACGGAAGAATACGAAGTCGTCGACGCAAAGACGGGACATGGTCGAGATGCAAATGCCGTCGTATGGGTCTGTAAAACGGAAAATGGAAGTACATTCTGTGCTCGACCCGAAGGAACGATAGAACAAAGGGAGTATTTTTACTCAAATAAAGAGAAGTATTTTGGAAAAATGTTAACCGTAAGGTTCCAAAACTTGACGGAACTTGGTATTCCAAGGTTTCCAATCGGGATAGTATTTAGAGATTATGAATAAATATATTATATTACACAAATGAAAAGAGTTGCTATTGATATCGACGAAGTCCTCGTCTCGTTCGTTAAACCTATGGCAAAGTTCCGTGGATACAAAATGCCGACCGCCCAAAAGTACCCGTACGTGTATAAAGATATGTTCGATATTACCGAAACCCAATCGCGTACCATGGTCCATGATTTTTACGAATCTGAGGCGTTCGCGAAACTTAAACCTATCCCAGGTGTGTGTAAACAGATGGGGTATTTACGCAAACACGCCGATACAATGTATATCGTTACGGGTCGACAAAGTTACGCACGTGATCAGACTGAAAAGTGGCTCGAATACTGGTTCCCCAATACCTTCGATGATCTTATCATGACCAATAGTTATACGGATCACGAAATTGAGAAACATGAAATCTGTAGAAGTCTTGCCTTAGACTCGATCATTGATGATAGTTTTGACGTGTGTACCAAATGTAACCGTATCGGTATTGATTCGTATAACATTATTGGGTATGGTAACATGCGGTACCCGTGGGCTATACAATCGAATATGCAGAGAGTTTGGGGTTAAAAAGAACAGTTTAATACTAAATAAAATGTCGTTTGGTATCGTCGGTATTTCCCCACCCACATTAAAAATTGCAAACGGGGTTCAAAAAATTAATAAGGTTCACACGTGTAACCAAAGTATTTCACAAGAACTGAACATGTATAACGCCGAAAACCATTCGTGTGTTGCCGACCTCATGTTAAACATGGACCGTCCTCGAACTATTGTTACGGCGTGTAAAAACGTAAAAGACGTTCGTCCGACCTTAACTCGTATTCTTGAATGGTCTGACCCTGAAGATACGATCATTAATTGTACGCACGAACACTATAAACATAGCATGTATTACGAAAACGAGTGTTCGAACAAAAACGTACACTATTTAAGTGCATCCCTTACAAACGACGCATTCCTCGTCGGAGGTCAAAAACGCATTTTTAGATCCCACGAACCCTTATTCTATTCGTTCGCTAAAAATGTTCAACATACGGGGGACATGCCGGGATCGGGACATTTCTCTAAAATGGTTATTGATGGTCTTGAGTGTGCCATGTTCCAAGTCGTCGGTGATGCGTTTGCGTACTGTAACGGGAACGTTCCGGTCATGCTTTCACTCATGGATAAGGCTAAGAACATGGACGTTTCGGGGCCCGTTATTGATCGGTGTAAAAGTCAACTTTACGTGACTCGAAACTATAGTCAAGTCGCCCAAGTTAAAAATTCAACCACGTGGTTCATGGAGTATACGTTCAAAGCGCGGTTACCAACACCCGTCATACACTCGGCTATTACATCACGCATGACGAGTCAATACGCAAAATTATCTGAAACACACCAATCGTATAATACGTTTTACGATACGAACGTTATTCTCCAAACGATCCGGTTCTGTTTTGCAATGGCACTCTATGAAGCTAACCAAATTTCGTATGGGAAAATCACAGACTGGTCTAAAAACTCAAACGTGGCGTGTCACATGTTTGAAACACACGATCCCTTATACGTGATGGATGCGACCGTCGAGTTTGCGAGGACGTTTGTCATGCATTGTGTGAACTCCGGGGTACCTATACCCACAGTTCAAGCCGCGTTGAGCCAATATGATTTTATGAAACAAGAACGAACGTCGATGAATTTTATCGCGTCGTTGAGGGATGTTTAATTTTTTAAAATAAGGTAATATTTTAAAAAGATAAATACAAAGCAAATGCCTTACCACTTGGCCACACGAGCTCGACTATATAATATGCTCGCGACAGGGTTCGAACCTGCGATCCTTTGCTAAATTTGTAAAACCTCTCTCGACCGGAGTTGAACCGGTGACTTCGCGATTAACAGTCGCACACTCTAACCAACTGAGTTACGAGAGAAACGAGTATGGGGGTCGCGCAACCAAGGATCGAACTCGGGACAATTGGAGTTTAGTGACTAAACGAATAGTTATAATAATTTATTACAATTACAATCCAATGCTCTACCAACTGAGCTATCGCACGGTGATGCCGGCAGGATTTGAACCTGCGCTCTTTCGAACCAGAGCCTTAATCTGGCGCCTTAGACCACTCGGCCACGGCATCGTTATCAGCTACTGCTAGGATTTGAACCTAGGTGATTGGATTCAAAGTCCAAGATACTAACCACTATATGACAATAGCTCCCCGTATTTATTTTGTTTGTATTCTTTAAGTAAGAATGTTCATTCCGTTACTAATCGTACTTTTAATAGTACTTTTACTCTTACTCGTAATCACACGTATCAGGAAAAAACCTGAGTATAAGTGTTTCCTACTCACACTGGAAACATCAGCCGACCGACGCGAAAAGTTTATTAACCATTACGATAAATCCATACCTTTAGAAATTATATACGGAACGGATACCAGGAAACTCGAAAACGCTAAAAAGTACCAGAAAATCATCGACCCTCCGTATTACCGTGAGGCTCTTAGACTCCATTATAATGAAAATAAAACACGTCCCGATATTACATATTTCAATTTAGGGGCTATTGGGTGTTATATGGGACACATGAACTTTTATAAAAGGTGTTTTGAACAAAACCTCAAATATGCCGTTATTTTTGAAGATAATGTTGTTATAAAAGATAAACGTGTTTACCGAGAAATCCAGGATGTTATCAATAAGAAAGGTGACGATTTTGAAATGTGTTTCTTCCATTGCTTATCGCGGTACCCCGATGAGGAAAAGCTGGATAAACATGGTCTCGAACGCGTTAAGTGGATTTCGAGTACCAAGTGTTACCTCATACACGTCGATAATATGAAAAAGTATTATAAACACTTTTTTCCTATTGATAACCACGTCGACATGAAACACGAAGATATTATTGCCCGAGGGGCGCGTGTTTACTATAAAGATCTTAGACACTGTTTACACATTGACCGTACACACAATAGTACAATCGGACATAGTAATTGGGGAAAACGTGAATTCTTTTCGAAACGGTACCCTACCGCAACCACCGATGATCTCGAGCTTGGTTGGTAAACACATTAGTTCCACGGTATATCTTGTGGACGAAACCGACACCCATCTTTTAAAAAGTCGACAAACTTTTTAAATTCTGGTTCGGATATATCGGTATTTTCCATCGAATTGAGAACGTTACCAACATATTCGTTATACTTTTTATGATTACCTCTATGTGTAAGTCTATTCTCACGCAAATTACCAATTTCACGTGGCATCATGATTATATTCTCACTCGCGTGTATATCATACTTAACCTTTTCAATAATTGGGTGACTCTTGAACTCTTTTGGTATGACGTGATGGTCCTCGACGTTACGAACATTCCATCTAAGTTTGAATGTTCGTCTGAGTAATGATCCGTACCGCATACTATAGTTTTGAAATACTTCTACACCGAGACGCATCATTGAATCTTCCAATTCATCAACTTCTTGCCATGCCGCAAAACACTCTTCTGATGTTCCCGAAACGTAACACTTTTCATACGCCTCGTCGAGTGCTTCCGCGAACCTAAACTGAAGACGTGGGTTCTCGAACGTTTGAAACGCAATATTTATTTTTTTAGAATACGTATTTTCAAGAATGTTCTTACGTATTTGGTTACGTTTGTTTTCGGGTGTTAGGGGAATTGAAGAAACTCTAATCATTTACTTTTTAACGTGGTATATCTTTAACACGTTAAAAAGTAGGCGTGATCCCAGCGGGGGTCGAACCCGCGACCTCGGCGTTGCGTTTGTGACACTAAAGTCACTTAGGTATACCTAGTAATGTATAAGCACCGCGCTCTAAACCAACTGAGCTATAGGATCATGTTTATATATCAATCATAAACTTTAAACCAAATACAACTTTTATTAACCGTAAAACATACTCTTTGTATTCAATCATTTGTACTATACAGTATAGTTTAATCTTTATACCTCACACGAAGGGTAAGACTCTAAATCTAGTGATTGTCTCGGTGTTGGTAATTGATTATCCGGTGTTTTTGGACGTGTCATCCATTTTTTTATAGCTTTTGATACGCGTGAATCGTCTTGTTTAATTAGTTCACTATTTGAAATTATACTTAACCCGTTACACACATCAGGTTTGTTTTCTTTACCGGGGAACGTTTCGTTAAACGCATCTATCGTGTGCCCGGGTATATCAGGTGCTTCATCAAGTAATCTATCGTATTCTAAACGCACTTTATTCACAAAATCTAAAACGTCTTCGCGGTATTTCGTTTCGAGCGATAATTCCATATCAATGTTCCTATAGAATTTTGAGTATTGGATGGACATGACCGAATGTGCTTCCATCATACGTGAAGAATTATTAAACTTTGATATTGATGTAAGTATACCCGCAATAACATTCATAAACGCAAAAAAGTATTGAAAAATAACAATTTTTTGTTTTTGTTCGGTTGACATGTTTTGATCATTAGGACTTAAAACCGCAAAACCACCGACACCTGTAATACTCGATATGATTATACATGGGTACGATAACCAATCGTTCTGTTTTTTATAAAACATACGTGCGTGATTATGTAACCATCTGTATCCGGCAGCCTTTTCGGCCCATCGGATTAGGAGTTGTTCTTGTTTTGGACACCAGTGATGTTGTTCTGGTATAATGTCGCCTCCCATTACTATTTCTTAGAAAATAAATATGCATACTCACGAGCCTGTGTATCAACACACTCGTTCTTTTCGTTTCCATTGTGTGCCTTGACCCACTTTATATCAACAAAATCAATTTTACGTAGTAGGTATAACATATGTATCCATAAATCCTTATTCTTTACGGGTTCACCTTTACTCGTTTTCCAACCGTTACGTTCCCAATTCTTCGACCACTCGAGTAATCCCATTTTTACATAGTTACTATCGGTATATACAGTTACAGTATCGTGTCCTAATTCTATACACTTCTCGAGTGCTTTTACGACCGCGGTCATTTCCATTACATTGTTTGTGGTTACCTTAGCACCACCTCGACCTATAAAGTCGTCTATAATATATGCCCAACCACCGGGACCAGGGTTTCCTAGACAACTTCCGTCTGTGTAGACTTCTATCATACTTACTAGTATATATGATAAAATCTTTATATTTCAACAACGTGTTCCTTTTTATACGGAAAACAGTAATAGTAACATTTAACCACGGGATTAAACAATATACACGAACCAAACACACTTCCAAAAATTATTAAGAACGCGTATACAGGTTTCATTTATATAGTACACGCGTTATTCTTTATCTTTCAGTTTCGGTATCATCACCGCAACACGATTTTGGGCAGAAAAGTGATAAGATTATAACACCAAGTACGGTAAAGGTTACCGATATTCCAATTATAAAATTCATTATATTTGTATAACTACTTAAAATTTTAAGTCTCTTTGAAACAAAATGGATTGGGATCCAGTTATTGTTCGAGGTAAAATCGACAAAACACGTGAAAAAGAAAAATACGTCAAGTTCATGGGTCAAGAAATCAAGTTACCTAAACGAAGTCAGTATTCAGGTATATCACCGGAACAAAAACTCGAGGAAGCTGAATTGTGTGGTACACATAGAAAAGTGAGTAAAGAAACGGGATTAACGATCCAACGGGCACGCGTTGCAAAACAATATACACAAAAAGATCTCGCGGGTCTTATACACGTATCAACAGATATTATCTCTTCATACGAATTAGGTAAATCAATTCCGGATCCTAACGTTATGCAAAAATTGCGACGAGTTCTGGGTGTTAAACTTTAAAATTTGGTCTAAATTTTAATTTTTAAATTGTAAATTTTATTTATTTTTTAAATTTTTAAACGCTTAATAGACGCTTAGTTGGAGAAGGCGAGGCCACCCATACCCGATTGGATTCTGAGGACGTTGTAGTTCGTCGCGAACATGTTAAGAGTATTCTTGGTGGAATCAGTTCCTCTTGGAGACGAGGTACCCTTGACCGAAATGGAGACTTGCGCGTTGTCGATTCTGGAGAAGTTACAGGTACCCGTTGGTTGATGCTCTTCTGGCTTGAGCGCAAAAGAGTACGAGTAGATCCCTGGCATTGGGGAGGAGGAGTGGTGGACGAATGGTTGGACGGAGTTAAAGTACTTACCGCCTTGTTCCTTGAATCTGTCTTGACCGTTGAGGACCAACTTGAAGCTGTCGAGTGGACCCGAAGTTTCTTCATCGAATTGCGCGAGGCCGTACAAGGCTGGCGCACCCGCGGCATTTGGGGCAATCGCGACGTTAGAGGCGGCGACCGACGCCATAGCGGAAGACACCGTGACCTCGGTGTCGGTAAAGTTCCATACACCGTTAGCGTCACCGACAACGTTGGAGGATTCAGTGGTACACCAGACCAATTCCTTGACTGGGTGGTTGTACGACAATCTGATTTGCTTGGTCGAACCGGCAGCAGCCAAAGAGTCCGAGCCAGTGTGCTGGACTTGTTCGATCAAGTATTCGTGACCCTTTTGCGCAAATCGTCTGCGTTCTTCAGTGTCAAGGTAGATGTAGTTACCCCACACCTTCAAGGAGTCGAAGTTAGCGTACGTGGACGCCAAGTCGATGTCAATTCTGACTTCGTGGTATTGCAAGGCAATCAATGGCAAGGCCAATCCTGGGTTTCTGTTAAAGAAAAAGATCAATGGCAAGTAAACCTTTTCGTTGTCAATAGTCGCCGAAGTCATCTTACCGTAGTTCAACTTCGCGGATTCGTCCAAGTACAATTCCGCGTACAATCTCCACCACTTTTGGTAGTGCTTGTCGATTCTTTGACCACCGATGGACAATTCGACAGTGGAGATCGCGGATTCCGCGATCCACGCATCTTCAGTAATAGTTGGTGCAGTAAGGCATGTCAATTCGACGTACATGTCCGCGATCAAATCACCGTTTCTGGCGACCGTGACGGAAACGCGACCACCAGCCGTGGCAGTACCGTTGACAGTTTGTTCGATGTTTTCCATCGCAAAGTTTGTGTGGCGTTTGTAAACAGCCTGGAAGAAAGTGACTTTTGGGTTACCAGTCAAGTAGACATCTTGGGCGCCGTAGGCGACGAGTTGCATGAGACCACCGGCCATATTGTTTGTTTTTGTACTATAGGCTGAGATTTTTATTTCAGGTGAAAGCTGCGAAAAAACCCATCCCTATTTTTCCTGGTACATATAAATGTCTGACCAAGAAGAAACAATTCTTGAACCAGTCGAAGAAATTGAGGAAAATAGCGAAATTGAAGAACAAGAATATGGATCTGAAACTGGATCGAATATTGAAGAAGATGACTTAACTACAGTCGGAGGTGAACTCCCGGATATCGATGATTTTGAAGATGAATTCGAAGATGAACCGTATATGATGGATATTGGTGGACTCTTAAGTTCGGTCCTCGCCACCGAAGAAGGTGATACCATATGTTCCGCACTGGTAAATATTTCCAGACAGATGGAAGTTCAAAACAAAATTCTTATAAAAATGTTATCTCAGATGCAAAAAAATTAACTTAGAAAAATAATCCATATGTAATAAAAGAAAATGGACGATACACATTTTATTAGTTCGGAATCAAATCAACGTGAATCCAATGCTATTATGTGGTCTAACCAGATTCAATCACTCAACCCTGAAGAGTTTATGCACCTTCTATCACAATTAGAAGATATGTGGGACATCAATACTACGGATAATAGTATGATATCGTTCCAACTTGGATATAAAAACTTTATAAATCCTCAGGACCTCGACCCTGAAACGGGGTTACCCGTTCGGTTTGACGTTGAACTTGTTTCTGGAAACCACAAACGCCTAAAAATGCAATTGGGACAAATGTATCATCGGGCTGAAGTTTTAAAACTTTTAGATACCGAAGACGATGAAGATATGAAAATATCCATGCGTATAAATCGTCTTATTGATCAGGTCGACGATGCATGGCAAATTATTTTTAGGGCAGCTCGTATACACGAACGTATCAATAATCCGACGTATGTACCCATAAACCCAGAATCAGATCCATCTATTTTTAGGTGTTCGACCATGGAAAAGATAGAGGAATTAGCACCATACCAACAGGCAATTCTCGCATGTTTACAAAACCTTTACGAAACGAATGTTAAAAGATACAAGGGGTACTGTTGTACACAGATTAAGACCGAAGATGGTAAAGATACACGTGCATGGAAACAGGTCGAAACAATACAGGAATATGTTTATGGGGTTGCACAGAAAGAGACACGATACGAGCTTTGGAAAAATTTATCTAGTCGTGGATCAGCCTATAACGACGTTATTCGACACTTAACGCACTGTAAAGATATGCAGTTTCCAGAGATTATTAAAAATAGGCATGTATGGTCATTTAAAAATGGTATTTTTATAGGTAAGGAGTGGTCGGCACAAACAGGTCTCTATGAATCGAACTTTTATACGTACGAGTCGCGTGAATTTAAAAATCTTGATCAAACCATTGTAAGTTGTAAATATTTCGATAAGGAATTTACGAATTACGAACACCTCGAAAACTGGTATGATATTCCAACACCATTTTTCCAATCGGTTCTCGATTACCAAAAGTTTGATTCGGATGTATCTAAATGGATGTATGTTATGGGTGGCCGTTTATGTTTTGATGTAAATGATATAGATACATGGCAGATTATACCTTTCTTAAAAGGTATTGCACGTTCTGGTAAATCGACGCTTATCACAAAAGTGTTTCGTAAATTCTATAACGCTGACGATGTACGCACACTTTCAAATAATGTTGAAAAGAAGTTTGGATTATCGTCCATTTATGATGCATTCATGTTCATAGCACCAGAAGTAAAAGGTGATTTACAACTCGAACAAGCTGAATTTCAATCTATTGTGTCTGGTGAAGACGTATCCATCGCAGTAAAACACGAAAAAGCTAAATCATTCGAATGGACAACACCTGGTGTACTCGGTGGTAACGAAGTTCCAAATTGGAAAGATAATTCAGGTAGTGTTTTGCGTCGTATTCTTACGTGGAACTTTGGTAAACAAGTCAAAGATGCCGACCCAACACTCGAATATAAACTCGATACAGAATTACCCATCATACTTCAAAAGTGTATTCGTGCATATCTTGAATACGCACAAAAGTATGCAGATCGAGATATTTGGAACGTCGTTCCAGAATATTTCAAGGTTGTTCAAAAACAAGTCGCAACGATTGCGAGTACACTTGAAAACTTCATGCAATCCACAGGTGTAAAATACGGGAAAGAATTATTTTGTCCACAAAAAGAATTCGTCGCGTTATTCAATTCACATTGTCAAGCAAATAATCTTGGAAAACCTCGTTTTACTCAGGATTTTTACGTGGGTCCGTTCAGTCAGCGTGAAATAGAAGTTCGTGAAGTAACACTCACATATAAGGGGCGTAATTACCCCAGACAGGCGTTCATATTTGGTTTAGATATAGTGAATGAAGATATTACATTTGGTAACGAGTATTAATTAAAATATCACGTTAGATTAAGATATGGATCCCAGGCAATTTGTAAAAAATTCGAATGTGACTATTCAGACCGAATCCAAGGTAGTACCAGCTAAAAAAGGTGGTCTCAAAATTGGAAAATTTCACCCGGGTATGTACAATGTTCTTGTAAACAAAAAGTTTTCAAAGGATGAAAAACGTGTAGACTTACAATACATTTTAAAACAAAAACCAAAGGGTCATGCTCAAATAGCAACTGGTTTAACCATTGATCTTAACGAGATTAAAGGTTATTATGGAAGGTTTCAAACAGGTGCCATACACACGTCTAATTTTGGATTAAAGGGTGATTTAAAAAAGGAATTCTTTTCAGTGCAGTTAAGTGGTTACAGCATGGACGGCACTGAACAGAAAAAATTCACGTTTGTCATTTACAGTAACGGTAAAATCCGTTTTTCGGGTGGGTTTTTAGGGTCTAATAATCTTAAAAAACAACCAGAAGCTTTGCGTAAATATTTAATTGATACATATACACAAAAACAGGGCTTTTTGTATAACGATATTGAATATAACAATATCGCAGGGTTCTTTAATACAAACGTAAACTTCGATTTAACGAGAATTGCCCAACAAAATCCTGTAAAAGCTCAAAGTATTAGTTATGAAACAGAAACAACACCCTTTTTATACATGATATATAAAGACCATAATTTTGTTTTATCGTCTAAATCTGGAAAACTTGGTTCGGGTGTCATTCAAGTTCAAGGTGAAAGTGACCCAGATGACCTTGAAAATGCGTATAAAGTAGGTGTTGATATGGTAAAACTACTCCATGTTTTAGGGTACACAATGGGGTTGGTAAACCGTAATGTAAATGCCCCAAAACTCCCTATGATGAAAAGTGTAAAAGCATCAACGTGTCCTAAACCACGTCGCCCACCATGTAAAGATGGGTTTGAAGTTCGTAAAAACCCACAGGGATCAGATTGCTGTTTTAAAATCCCAAAGAAACGGAGTGTTTCTAAGAAAAAAAGTACACCTAAAAACGTTTCTATTTCATATGATAAAGATGGTACTATGAAAATAGGTGGGCGTAAGTGTGATAGACTTACAAAACCCGTTTTACTCGACGTTGCTAAAAAGTTGGGTGTTGTCGGGATACGTGAAAAAAATAATAAAAATGTTATATGTTCGGCACTGGATGCGATTGAGAAAGGTACATCCAACTTAAAAATAGACGGAACATTGTGTCGAACAATGAAAAAAGACCAACTCGTTGCGATGGCATTATCTAAGGGTATCACGATTGACGATAAGGATACTGTAAAAATGTTATGTGATAAACTTCAGAATAAACCAAATACAGCAAATTCACCAAATTCACTTGCAAATGAAATGGAATCCGCACTTAAAATGAGAAGAAATAGAAACACGGTCAATCAGAGAAGAAAACTCAATGATACGGGTATAAGAAACGATCTCGTTAAAATGTATGGTAAAAAGTGGATGACAAAGTATGGTAAAGTTATGAATTTGGATAAAAATGTGCGTGATATAAAGAGAGAATTAAATAAGGCTGAAAAGAATAATTCTCTTAATGTCACGTCACGTAACGGTGTTATACGAAAGATGGTCGCGAACGATATCAAAAAGGCGATGGTCAAAGATATGAAACTTAACCAAGAAATCACCCTTAAGAAAAAACTTCTCCGAAATGAAGCACAAAAGTTATACGGTAAGTTTGGTAAAAATATGGTAAATAACGTTATAAAATACGCAACAAATTTACCAAAGACGTACCCTCTTAATAGCAGTAAAATAAAGAATTACGTTATGATAAAACGTCAACTTCAACAAAATACACCATCTGCGTTAAAGAATAACCGCAAAACTAAATAAAAGGATGGAAGACCCAAGGGAATTAATATTAAACCGTGTCCGACAAAATACAAATGACTTTATTATAGATTATAAAGATCGTTGGGATAAATATATTTTGTCGAGCATTATAGATAGTATATTTTATACTTTAGCAGATTATATAAGCATTGAAAGAAAAGGTGAGTGTAAGATGGGTAAATTAGAAATTGAATACCATTGTACGGATGATTTTATAAACTCTGAAAATGCTAGAGACTATTTAGAAACATATCGCGACCCCGATGACCAAAATCTTATGCTATTCATATACGATAATATGCATAAGATGGAACCGGGAACCCATCGACGTACGCTTTTGTACCTCACAAACATATTATACTTCGATTTATAAGTTTATGTGGTTCGGCAATTTGTTTAAGGTGTTTCGAGTGATACGAGAAATCGTACCCGAGAAAATTATCTGTTATTTGTTTAGAAAGACCAAATGCCTCAATTATTCTCGATGTTTGTGTACATACCGATAAATGTTCGAGATTAAGGAATCGATCTTCCATCATTATAAATTCTTTAAGTGATTCATCGGGTATACCATCCTTACGCATTTGTTCGTACATTTTTTTAGATTCACCGTTTGATATATGAAAGTATTTTGTTGAAAATCCAAGAACAGACACACTTTCACCTGTAATATTATCAGCTTCACGTATCATAATAAATAATACGACTATAATTACAAGTATCCAAACCAATAACATAATATATAGTATCGTAACATTATAATTATACAAATTACTCTAACATGATAAATAAATCTTTTATTTTATGAATAATATTAAATAATGTATCCTTATCTTCAACATTTTGAGGTTTTATAATTTCGAATTCAATTTGGTATGTAAATGGATCTTCCGAATCCATATCTTGAGTGTTACCTGAAATAGATGTCATATCAATAGATACATTTTTACGAATATACGAGGTACGTGTTTTCGTTTTTTTACCATCCATTTCACTTTCATAATCGTGTTCCATAGGAATTTCTTTACATACGGCAAACCGTATATCAAAAGGTGTATCCTTGATTTGTTTAAAATCTTCGATATGCACCCGTTCTTTTTTCACGATAGTTTCATCATTTGTAGTTTCATCTATTGTTATACGAAGATTATCCTTTTCACGAAAAAAGACGTCCGTTTGTGACGTTTCAATGCGATCCCATCCAGCATATTTATTAAGACCTTTCAATAGATTAATATACATCTTTTCACCTATATTCGTATCAAAGAATGTACCATTATATTTACCGAGACGGAATTCCATTTCGACATGTTCTTCATTCTTGTGTTTATCAAGGATTGGTTGAATTGTATCACAAATTTTATGTACGTTCATATTTTCTTACATTTATGTATCGCGTCTTCTTCTTAAGCCTTTTTTATACACCTTTTTTAGATGCACGGTTTTACAAACATTGGAAACACGTGTTATTTTAATTCGGCTATACAATGTTTTCTACATATACACGATATATCATCTCATATAGTACGAAATAAATACGAAGGTGATTGTTTATTTACAAAAATATACGAACACGTTGTACACGTTTACTTTTCAACACACGAAGTTAAGGTTTTTACACTCGAACCACTTTTACAAGAATTTGTGAAATTTTACCCGAGATTTAAAATTGGTGAGCCTCATGATGCCCAGGACGCTTTATTATGTATTATAGATATACTCGAAAAAGGATACCCTATAATTAAAGACCTTCTTTACGGTGAAACAACACAAGTAACAATATCACCCGCAAGTAAAAATGTTATAAAAACACCTTTTTGTATTCATATTTTAAATATGAAAAATGAAGTAAAAAGTATAGACGAAATGATAGAGGAAGGATACAATTGGAATGTGGTGGAAGGGTATGTTGACGATGATAACGTGAAACACCACGTCGCAACAACACGGTGTTTTATATCTAAAAACCCGAAAATTCTACTTGTATCATTCGATAAAAAAAGTAATGTAAAGGTTGATAAATCTTTAAAAATGGGGTACGATTTACGTGGTTCTATAATTCATAAGGGTGTTCAATGGGGTGGTCATTACATATCTATGGTTAAATTCGGTGAAGATTGGATCATACAAGATGATGATAGTTTAGGTAAACTGAGTGAATTACCTAAAGAAGATAGTCATTACATTTTGGTCTACAGTCTAAAAACTCCTTCATCTGAATGTCCTCCTTGATATTCACGAGTGTTCTATAAAACGTTCGTCGACTATTCGGAAACGTCTTATCTGTTCGTTTTTTTAATGGTTTCCACCAAAGAGGACCCTTTTCCCACGTTACGTACATACACTCAACAATATCATTTTCTCTCAACCATTTATATTCGGACATGCGTTCAATTGGTATCTGAGACTCGTGTATAAGTTTACCTCTATCTTGTATATATAATCTCCATACAGGTGGACCCGGTACACACCCAGGCGTTTCGGCTGTTGGTGCTTTCTTCACTTTGAAATCAATTGTATTTTTGTTCCTTGGTTTCCATTTGAACATAGTTTCGTGTGTACCTGTACGCACGGGTTCGTTTATAGGTGTAAAAACAAGTCCATCCATTTCCTGTTTGACGGTTGGGAGATATACATCCATAAATTTATTAAACTCGGTATGAAGATGGAACGTTTTAACCTTTAAAAATATTGGATCCGTTTTTAAAACCATCATCTTTTTAGTTGTCTTTTCACAGTGTTCGAGTCGTTGTAAAAAGTTTTGTTGACCAATAACCTCACCGCATGTCATTAAACAATCGTATATCATAAATATATTCTCATATAATTCACCTTCAAGTATAGTACCTTCATATATCGGTCGTCTAAAATTGAGTGGACATACAAACATTTCGAGTGCACGGTTCAAAAATATACATACTTTTTGATTTTCATACATGAATGCTAACATCATGTATCTCGTACCATCTGTTTTTTCACATACAACATAATTGTTATTTGCGAGTATACCAAAGTGTTCCCGTTCTATTGAAATAGGTTGACACCCCGGAAATATACCTTTTTTAGTACCCCATTTGGATTCCATAAAGGAGATCGCATATTTGTAAAGTGGGTCACCCGTCTTTACAGATACACGTGTCATTCTGTTCTATATAATTACTCTATTCTTTAATTTGATTTAATACCAGCAGCGTTTAGGATATTACCAATACATTCGTGACTATATGTCATAATCAACTTAGCTGCTGTATATGCATGAATTTTAACTCCACCCTCTTTCAATTTTAAAAACATATTTTTCATTCTCGGATGTATTTTGAACGCGCCATTTTTTTTATCTTTTAAATGTTTCATAACGTTTTTATTCATCATAACCCACGATTTTGCCGATGTCTCGTTTACGGAATATATATCATCTGAAATTTTGTTTGCGACTATTGTATCAAAATGTAACCCAATTTGTTCAACGGGTTCATTAGACTTCGAAAGCACTTTTTCTTTGAACATACCCCAATCTATACCTTCAGTGACACCCGGAAAAACGAGACACCCAATAGAATCGTTTTTATCAAATACTTTATCGAGCGAACCTTCATCAACACTTATACCAAAATCAATAAAGAAAATACGTTCGTGACTTTTTAAATATTTATAAATCACTTCAGCCTTTTCAAACGGTTCATCGTCTACGAAAACAACTTCATTTTCTGTATCACTCCTTTGCATACACTTTAAATTAAAACGAAGAATCGTGTGTAATGTTTTTACATGACATGATTTGCCACGTGTTACGAGTATTGTCGCTATTCTCATATTTTATTACATATATACTCTAAGCCTTAAGCCTTTCATTTAAGCACCCACTAAAGGGTAAATTTCCGACGTGTCCTAGAGATGTATTACAATCTGCATATATCTTACCCCCTATTTGTTGCCATCTTCTACAAAATGCGTAATCTTCGGAAAGGTACCGTCTATTAATTGGGTCAATCATACAATCAAATACCGCGCAATAGTCGTCAAAGTCTCGTTGTTGATGATCGTTTTTACAATCGAGATCCTTATACTTTTCGTGCATTTTTTCGAATGCTTTTCGAGTAATAACCATGAACCCAGTTGGACCGTCTAATACTTCAACAAATCCATTTACGACTGATCTTTGTGTAGCACCAACATTTGCGACTAAACTGGATGAAAGCATCGATAAATCTCGAGTATCACCCGTTTCTAACGCATTTTTAGCTTGATCCCACATAACAACCTTTTTGGGGTAAATGGCGACAGAGACTTCGTGCCCAGAACGTATAAGACGAATAACTGATGCAGGATCAAAATCAACGTCTGCATCTATAAACATAAAATAGTCCGCGTCTGTTTTCTGCATAAATCGACCAACTGCAACGTTACGTGCGCGATGTACAAGACTTTCATTTTCCGTTGTATCAATCATGAGTTGAATACCTTCTCGGATGAGAAGAAGTTGAAGTTTTATGATACCTATCATGTATTTTTCTAAACAAATACCACCGTAACACGGGGTACTTAAAAACAATTTCGTCATATTACAATTTTAGTGTTCTATTCCTCTAAGTATTTTTTAATTATATTTTCAATTTTATTTAATGTTGGTATAGATATAGCACATTTTTCACATATTTCAGTTTTTGTAAAATTATCCTTAAGAACAAAATAAATGATAGTCGACGCTACACTATTTGGTGTTTTACTCATAAGTTCTGAACAGCTTTCAAGGTTGGAACACATTTTATTACAGTTAAGTCTTTGTTCTCTTGTAACTGTAAATTCGTTTAGTAACCTTTGCATGACATCGAATGGTCGTGTAACGTAGTTTTTTTCCGTTTTACCGAGAAGTGTTTCTGTAAACATTTGTGTTGTTCGACTAATATCTTTACTATTTATTCTAAACATATCTGCAATTTCTTTTGTTGTTCTTGGAATTTTCGATAAACGACACGCGTATAAAACGCAATTACCTTTAATACCCGAACGAACCGCACCTCTCGTCAATTTTTCTAAATTAAATTTTCTATACATCATTTTAGCATCTTTTAAAATAGAATCAGGTAAGTTTGGACATGCTTCATCTATACTTTTATAGGCGTGAAACAATGCGCGATCTTTATGGTTCATGGATTGATGAAAATTAATCTTAGCCATACGTTTATTTTCATACGTGGATGTGTGTTGTGTTGCGATAATTGTTCCTTTACCCCACGCTTGAGAAAAGAGTTCGGGGTTTGCGTTTGGTCCACCACATCTCGAAGGGTCGTTTACTTTACCATCGTCGGATATACCACTTGTCCATTCGGGACTTTCGTCTATAAACATGGAATCAACGAGTCCACAATCCGAACACGTTGGCATACCTTCTTTTGAGAACACTTTTGTTCCGTTACATTCTTTACACGTATAAGTATTAATTGGTTTTTTTAGTAATGGTTTTTTTAAAAGTTTGTCCACATGGGACCATATTGTAGTAGTGAGTTCTTCCATTTTTATACTAAATCGGTATATTTATGAAAATGATAAATCGCACTTAGGTTTTAAAAATTCAATTCATCCGCTTGTATTTTTGCGTGTGTTTCTATAACATTTACTATTTCCTTGAAACGTAAAGAACCCGGGCTTCGAGGTTCCCATTCGTTCCATTCTTTATCAATAGTAGCATTGTTTGGTGGTGGTATAACCATCCCATCAACTTCGTCGTCTGGGACAATAAAGTCCTCAAGATCACTTCCGTCATCATCAGATTCGTCTATTATTTCACTGTCTTCATCAGAATCTATATCATCTATCATCGCATATAAGTTATCCTTAATGTTTTTGAAATAGGATGGAGCCTGATGGTGTTCAGAAAGGCTCATTTCTTGAACGAGTTCGTCTTCAGCTTCATCTAATTCATATAAACGTGCACATTTATACGTTAGGGACGTTTCGGAATAATACGAAACAACAAGGTAGTCTTTGTTGTTTTCTTTTACTTTGGCGTACAGTTCATCTTCTATATCATCCTCTATGTTAACAAGAACCCGAACTAAATCTCCAGGCTGTATTTCATAAAAATTAATCATATCTAAAGTTTTACGACAAAAATATTTACAAGTATTAGCACAGATGGGAGTTGAAATTTTATCCAAGGATGGATGTACGTATTGCGAACACGCAGTAAACCTTTGCAAGGACTATAACCTCGAATACATAAAAACAATGGTTGATAAAACCGAACTAAAAACTATATGTGGTACACAAGCTTCTGCATATCCACAAATACTTGTAAATGGTATCCTGGTGGGAGACTTCTTTGAATTCCAAGAGTTCCTGGAAGAATCGGAACCAATGCTTTTACCAACACTCAGTAGGTTTACTGTATTTCCAATAGAACACGAAAATTTATGGTCTTTGTATAAAAAGGCACAGATGTCAAACTGGACTGCAGAAGAGATTGATTTTTCCAAAGATATGGACGATTGGAACGGATTAAGTGATAATGAAAAACATTTTATAAAATATATTTTAGCTTTTTTTGCTGGTTCGGATGGTATAGTTTTTGAAAATATAAATAACAATTTTGCGGATGAAATCCAACTTACAGAGGCACGATCATTTTACGCCTATCAATCGCATAATGAAATGGTGCACGGTGAAACGTATAGCAAACTCATAGATAAATATATAAGAAATTCAAGTGAAAAGAAACAGTTGTTCGAAGCAATTCAAACAATTCCGTGTATAGAAAAGAAAGCGAAATGGGCTATGAAATGGTTTGATAAGAAACGACCATTTGCAGAAAGATTATTGGCCTTTGCGTGTGTTGAAGGTATATTCTTTTCGGGTAGTTTTTGTGCCATTTTCTGGTTAAAAAAGAGAGGCTTACTTCCAGGTTTATGTTTTAGTAACGAACTTATAAGTCGAGATGAAGGAATGCACCAAGAATTTGCGGTTGAATTATTCAATATGTTAAAAAACAAACCATCTGGTACGGTGATTGAAGAAATTATAAGAGATGCCGTTTCGATCGAAAAGGAATTCATTACGGATGCACTTCCGTGTAGTCTCATAGGTATGAATTCAAGTAAAATGTCAGAATATATCGAATATGTCGCGGATAGATTATCAAAACAAGTGGGTCACAATAAAATCTGGAACACGAAAAATCCCTTTGATTTTATGGAGAATATATCACTCGACGGTAAAACAAACTTTTTTGAAAAGCGTGTCGGTGATTATGGTAAAATGGATGAAGATACAACATCCATAGAATTTGATGAAGAATTCTAATTAAGGGGTGATAACAACACTTCTACCATCGGAACACGCGCAGGTCACGGCTTCATTGTTGGTAGTCATATCCATTGATCCAAGTTTCATACCGGTATCAAACATTGGGAACTGTTCTTCTGACATACCTGGTAATGGTGAAGGCATATCGACCATTTTTGGTGGTGGGGTTGGCCCTGGTGCAGGCCCTGGTACTGGCGATGGTCCTACAACTTCTTCAGTCGAGGGTTCGAATGGTGCATATTCTTCACGCTTTATGTTCATCATACCCCATGTGACGAGCATGAAAACAATCGTGTGAAGTGCGAGACCACCTGTTGATGGACAACCAGTTGGGCTGGAAACCCACGATCCAAATACTTTACGCATAACGCGAAATGTTTCTGGGTTCGCGACAACAAAGAAAACTAACGCAGACATTATGGAAATTAGGAATTTTTGTTCCTGTTTTTTACCATCGCATCCGCAACCACAATCTTTAAAAAGACCCATTGGTATATTTTATATACATTGTATCAAGAAAAAAAAACCGACTTAAAGTTTGAGTTCATATATGATATATAAAATACAATGTCTAACATTATCCAAGTTTCCGAACAATTTGATCCGTCGTCTGTTGTCTTCACGAAAATGAAGAAAAACAAGAACGGTGGAAAAACCGTGTATATCAATGCACAAGATGGTAAAAAGAAACTCTACTTACAACTCCCGTTTATGCGTTCACCATTTGGTATGAGTGCTTTTACTGATGAAGCTACCAATAAAACTTCGTATTCGCTTGACTTATCTTTTGATACTGATAACGAAGAAGCTATGGCACTTTCTACTAAACTGAAAGAACTTGATGAAATTATCATTAAGACTGTTGCTGATAACTCTAAGGAGTGGCTCGGTAAAGCGTATGACATTAATGTCATTCGTGAAGCTCTGTACAAACCACTCGTTCGTCAGGGTAAAGATGAATACCCGGATACTATGAAACTTAAGATCATGACGAAACCATCCGGTGACTTCTTGGCTGAGGCGTATAACTCGGCGCGTGAAATGATTTCGGTTGATCAAATCGAAAAGGGTCAAAGATGTGCGTGTATCGTCGACGTAAACCAAATCTGGTTTATTGATAACAAGTTTGGTGTGAGTGTTCGTCTTTCACAAGTTCTATGTCAACAATCTGCAAAACTCCCATCATTTGCATTCCAGGGTCTCGATGGTGATGAAATCGTAGAAGAAGAATATACGGAAGAAGAAATTGACGAATAAAATATTATTCTATACCAGTATGGAACGCGAAAGACATATTGAGGATTTGAAAAAAATAGCCTCTCTTTCTAAAAATAAGAAAAATGTTAAAACACAAAAACAAAGAAACATTTTAGGTAAAAATGTAATAACTGCTATTAAGGGTATTGGATGTATACCAGAAAACGTGTTTTATAAACCAAGTACCAATTTTAGTGTAAATGGGTCTTTAAGTACAAAAAAAGGTTTACGTAGAATTGGTAAGGGTGAGATGGGTGAAGTGTTTCTGGGGTGTATAGATAAAGAGTGTAAAAAACCCGTCGCAATAAAATTATCTGATGTTCCAAATAGGCACGAATATAAAATAGGTAAACGTATAGAAAAATTAAGTGGTATGCGAATGTACGCGTATCAAGCGTGTGTTGATGAAAAAAAGAATAAATACTCTATAATTTATACAGAATATGCAAATAGTGGTACTTTATCCAATTTTATAAAAAATAATATAAATACACTCCGTCCAATACATTTAAGAACTATAGTAACACACGTACTATTTAATTTATATAGAATTCATAAAAAGTATCCATCGTTTAGACATCATGATTTACATACAGAAAACGTTTTGATAAGTACAAATGTTAAAACAACAGGTATTCGTCGTTTTAAAGTCGGGGATACAGTTCTAAAGGTTCATGATATAGGTATAGAAGCATCTTTAAACGACTTTGGTTTTTCGGTTATTAACGGTATACCTAACCCCGATGTAGATTTGGGTCAGTACAAAGGTAAACATGGTATATTCAGAGAATCACATTATATGTATGACGTTCACTTTTTTCTTAATTCGCTAAGAGCATACTTAAAAGGTGAAAAAATACGTAGTGGTCAAGAAACTATTGAGTTTATTAATCGCGTTTTACCATCCGAATATATGGGTCGTGAAACACAAAAAATATTTGATTTTAGATTACGCGTTTCACTAGTTAGTGGTCATGAGAGATTACCAACATTTAGTCAAATATTTAAAGACCGATACTTTTCACCATACAGAGAGCAAAAACAAGAATTATCTAAAGTTCTTGATATGCTAGGTCCTACCGTCCCTAAAAAACCAAAATCTATCATTGTAAGACATGGTGGTAACCCTGCACCCCCAAAAGTTTCATTATCTAAGAAAGGTTATGTTAAAATAGGAACTCGTAAATGTGAATCTTATAAAAAGGTTGATCTCGTTAAAATCGCAAACGTTTTAAATATACCCACAAAAGGCAAAACAATCTCTAAGATATGCCAGGAGCTAAAATTAAAATATATTAAGTAGATATAAAAACATGTTACCATTTATTATTATTGGAGCCATCAACGCGTATATATTTTTAAATACAGGAAATAAAAAGGTACAAGAACAAGTCAAACAAGTCAAACAACCAGTCGAGACAGGTAAAGGTATGTGGACCGTTTATGGTACTACATGGTGTGGGTGGACTACTAAACAGTTAGAATACTTAAAAAAGAAAGGTATTGAACACAAATTCGTCGATTGCGAAAAAGGCAAATGCGACGGAATTGATGCCTTTCCAGTTATGGAATCACCAAATGGTGAAAGAATCACTGGGTACAAGGAAATTTAATTAGATACCTCTAACAACGGAGATAGCGAGGGAAAGGATAAACGCATCTTGAAAGGTCTTGATTGGTTTAAGAGCCGATATGTGTTTCACGAGCGATTGGTTCCACGCAAATCGGAGTACGAATGTACTGATAAGGATAGATAGGATGAAGACGAGGATTTCAGTTATAACTTCGTTCATTTTTTTAGCATTGGCAAGATCTCTGAGCATTTTATTAATTACCAATATTTTTTTCTATGATATTAGTAATGAGTAAACCCCTTCCTCTGAGTGGTTCTGAACCAAAGTATACCCAAAGATTATGGGGTCGTACAGTCGGTGTAGGTAACAATAATTGTTATGCGTATGCCGTAGGTGATTACGAAAAAATGCGTTTACAAAAAAGCGTACCAGGTGAACGGGCTGGTATTCGCAATCTTTCTCATACGTATACAAATTGTAAAGGATTACCACAAAGAGTTATTGCGGATAATCCTAAAAAAGTGTACACGGCAAAAGCTACTGAAAAATGTAAACCAAACCATTTTAAAGTTATGATGTTTGTAGCACCCGGTAATCAAAGAAACTACTTTAGACAAGGTGATTTTCACTTTTATAAACAACACGGTGCAGTTGAATATAAAGTAAAAAAGGGAAATACGTATGAGAATATAGCGAAATTCTTTAAAGTTCCGGTAAGTCGCGTAAAAAAAGCTGGTAAACTCGTACCCGGTAGACTTTTAAAGTTTAAAGCAAATGTATTTAGTCATAAAAGGGGGTGGGCGACGGGTCCATTATTAGTCGATGCTAAAGGTAAGAGTATTCAGGATCCGAGATCAGCGTCTCGTGATTACCCTGGGTTAAGTTATCAAAAGTATTGTAGCTCATTCTGCGTTAAGAATAGAGGAATCAAAGTCGGCCACACTCACCCCAAAGTCGCCAAGAAGACTCGATAAATCACTATCGTTTCCTATATCAAAAAATATATCAAGTGCGTCAAAAATGAAATCGTCTTCTATAGTTACCGTATTTGATGTATCTTCAAATAAATTATGTACGGTAATCTGTACCCTGAAATTTTCACCGTCAAATACTTTACGACACACGGGACATGTTTGTTTTCCTTTATTTTTCCAGTTTTGTAGACAATGTGAATGAAATAAATGACCACACCGTATAGGTGTGTTGGTTCGGGTCTGCCTTACCTCATTGAGACAGATGGCACACTGTGTCATTCTCTATAAAACTTAAAGAAGTTAAAAGTTATGATTTATCGTACCCATTTAGTAAATGTTTGGTACTTTGAGAAGTGCTTTATCACACGACCCACATTTTTCGGTACCCTGTAAATCTTGTACGGGTTTCAAAAGTTCTGGGCCTTTTTGCTGGAGCATTTTTCGAAACGAATAGTTATCCTCGAAAGAGATACCATTTGTTTTCATGAGATAATTGTTGAGTAATTGGTTCGAAGTGTTTACAGTGAAGCATCGGCCATCAGCCATACCAAGTCTTTGAGACATCTTATATATTAATATTACATTAGAAATTAATTTGTTTATTTTTAATAGTGTCGACCCATGATTTATGTCCTAAACCATTGGCCGTTTCTATAATCTGATTTATATGGTACCCTGATGCTATTTCGAAAACCTCTTTTTTAAGAGGATCGACATCTGTTGTAAGTATACTGTTTTTGTTTTCGAGAATATGTGATACGATGATGTTATACGCAAACGCAATCTCTTTGAGTGTTTCTGCACCCGTAATAATAATCTTTCCTGTACTGAATATACTCGTTGTAATTTCTTTCATGTCCTCTGAAGGTCGAAATTTTACTTTGACAGCGGAATACCGATCTGGTTCAAATGATGTTTTAAAAACAGATTCAAATTTTTGTGCTGTTTGAAGAAGGTTTAAATTTTTATTCAAACTGAAATTTGAATTTATCATAACAACACGAAACGTATCTTCTGGAATAACATACTCTTTACCGAGAATTCGACTGAACATACACGAGAGTTGTTTAATAACACGTTTACAATCAAATAAATCGGCACACCCAGCGACCTGAATACTCCCGTTTGGAAATACCTTTATAGATTTTGTACTGTGATAATCTTCATAAACGAGTGATATCTGATTATAAAACGTCGTATCCTTCATTCTCCAAATAAATTTACGTTTTTTCTTTTCTTTCCGCGATAATTTTAATTCGTATTCTCCAAAGAAAGTTTTCAGAAATTGTATATTTATACCTCGTTTGAATTGTGAAATCATGGTTATTGTTGTGAGTTTAATCCATGATGGTTCAATTTCAGGGTGTTCCCGTTTTAAACGGTCTCTAAACTCATTGAGAGTAAGAAAATACGAAAATGTATTATTTGCAATTGTTGAATACATTTTAACTTAAAAAAAATATTGGTTAAAGGTAACTTAGGTTGTCTATATATGCCGTGTTTTAAGTGTAAAAAGAAAGGAATACCAATCGACTGTAAATATTGTAACTTAGGGTTTTGTTCCCGGTGTATAGTTCTTGAAATTCACGAGTGTAAAGGTATGGACGTAAAGAAAGATATAGAATTAAAAGAACTCGATAAACGACTTGAGTTTAAACCAACAAAGAAATTTGGAATGGTTTAAAGATGTGTGTTCATATATTTATACATGACAGCATTCGTAAAACAGTGTCACCAACTTTATCATATAGATAAACAGTGTACTATCACCGAAATTCACTATTCTAAGTATACAGATGGTATCGGGTACGAGGATAAAATTGATTCATTCACGACAAAAACAAATTGTGAATTCAATTATGGTATGGGTTCCGTTCGATACGAGAGGTTTCTTGATACAATGGTTGTTAAAACAATCGAAACTGTACGTAAAATGGTTTTGATTGCGTTAGATAACGCCTTGTGTGAAAATAGAAATATACATTCACTCATACGAATTATGAATTCAATAAAAATTTTGGATCCGACATTCTTACCTCCAATTATAAATAAGACGTGTTCATGGCAGAAAAAATTGGTAAAGGAAATATGTAAGGATATACTCCCAGACGTTATAAAGACTTCTACAAATCAGGTAACACTTGATAAATTATTTAGAACTTTACAATTAATAGAATCAGACACAATAAACTAATCAAATTCATAATAAAGTTATTATTTGTACCAGCTTTTACGGCTTTTTTTACTTTTTCTACAACAACACGACTCTCTATCTCTAAATTGGTCTTGTTGCGACTCTCGAAATTTGTAAACCCTTTATCTATATTTCTTCCTGGAAGAAGTGGTCTAGATAAATCACACTTTTCCGAACTGTACCCAGGTCGTCCGACGTTTTTGGAAACGACGTCACATGCTGGACTTTTATATATTTCTTCTTCTGGCTTACCTAGTGGTTCAGTATATTCACCGAACGCATATGGTTGTCGACTCGAACCAGGCATGGAATCAACAAATGGATTCATGTCATTCATTGTATTTTTATCATCGAGCATTAATGAACTCATGTTTTATAGTATGACGATATATATTTTTTATATATGTGTATAATATAAATATGACGAATGCAAATATACAAATAGCCCAGAGTAGTGCAACTCTCAAAACTGCTGGAACACTCGCGGGACTATGGTGTTTATGTGTCTTTTGCTGTTTTTCATCGAGTGCAGCTTCTATTGCATCTGTTATAAGGGGGTTACAATCGGTTCCTGGTAAAATATCCGAATCCATTGATAATTTGCCTATTGCATATATGAAATTGTACAAAGAATGTGAAGATACAGACTCCGTCAAAGGTTTCGAAGCGAAACTCATCACACTCAGTGATGATGCAGTCGGTTCAATAAAAACCGAAGATGGTGTTACGATAAAGAAAGTAAAATTTGAAAATGTAGGGTTTAAAATGTCATTTGTAGCGGTACACGAGGACGGTCTTGAAGCCTCTCATGACATGGAAGTTGGGAGCTATTCCGGAAAAGGTGAAATGTTATTGGGTGATTGTCCAAGGCCGTTGACTGAAGAGGAGGAAAAGCATGGTAAAGTGATGTTTATAAAAGACGTAAACATAGAATGGTGGAGACCTACCGATGGTTTAGCGGTACAGGAAGAAATCAAAGATCTAGACTCTGAAATATTTTCTATTGATTCTGAAATTAGAATGTATGAACAATGTAATTCTAATAGTAAAATAATTGCATCGGAGACTATGAATATTGGTCAAGCTTTGTCAAGTGAATTAACTCTTGAAAGAAATTCTATAAATAATACAACTTTTCGCGATGGAACATTGGCAAATGAAAAAGTTAGAAGGATTGAAGTTAAAAATGTTGAAATATTACCAGGATCTAAATGGACCGTGGTTAACGACGGACGTGAAACAACTGTTATTTTAGATTACGCACAAGGTTATATGGGAAATGAAACCCAAGTATTAGACGTAGGATACGTCGAAAAAGACGAATATGGGGTGGGTAAATGTTCAGATAATGCTGAAAGTTATATCAGGGATATAAACCTGATCTATATACCCATAAAATTAGATGTAAAAGAAAAAAATGAAGTAGAAGGCTATAGAATTTAATAATACAAATAATGATCAAAAATTTGTATTATAATTAATGCTAATTACGTGTTAATTATATTATAACCCAATTTGTTCGTTTTTACCGAACTTTTTACCGTAGGTTGTTGTATTTACGGGTCTATCGATTGGAACAGCGAGTGTATCTATATCGTGGACGTACCCCATATATTGAGAAACACCTGTTTGTATTTGTCCCGAGGCTGTTTTAATCACGATACCGTTCATATATTTGACCTGTTCCTGAACGTTCGCATTTGGGTCACCTGAGTTGTTAATAAAAACAACGCGCATGATACTGTATAAATCACTTGGGTTTTGGTAATCGATGGAAACGCCAGTCTGGTCTCTAAAACTTTGTCTGATACCACGCTGGAGTAAATTCATATTAAACTCCGAAAAGAACAAAGTGTTCAGGGGAGTTGGACACTGTTTGAGCGTATTGAGGTGAAGAGCGTCACACATTTAATATAGGCCTGGAAAAAAAGTATTGGTAAATATAAATGTTAATCCTCGCCGATTTCGATAAAGCATATTCTACCAAACCATGTAATACAGAGAAACCAATCTGCAAAGCGCCAGACTGTTTCGTTGGCTCGTACCCACCAGTCGCCGCAGTCGGTGATGCGAATGGCAAATTTTTCGTTAATTCGTCCCTTCTCCAGCCCAACCGTTTAGCTGAGACTCTTGGTCCAGTGACGATTAGAAGTGCTGATTTTTCACACAATTGTTCCAAGTAAGTTAAAAAATAGATTCGTACTAATTATATAATGAGAGTCACAAAACGATCCGGTCGTGTTGAAGACGTTAAATTTGATAACGTCACCAACAGGATATCAAAACTCACAGAAGGTCTCTCTGAAACCGTCGATGTTACCAAAATTGCACAACAAGTCTTTTCTTCTATTTATGATGGTATAAAAACACCGGAAATTGATACACTTTCGGCTGAAATTTGTATTGGTATGATTACGTCTGACCCAGATTATGAAATCTTAGCAACTCGAATCACGGCAAGTAATATTCAAAAACGGGCCGCTAACAATTTCCACATTGCCATGCGTAAGCTTCACAAGGCGGGTATCGTAACCCACGAAGTTCTTGAAGTTTCATCTAAAGTGAAAGATGACATTAAACCCGAACGCGATTTCGAGTTTGGGTATTTTGGTCTGAAAACGCTCGAGAAGGGGTATCTCCAAAAAATTGATGGTGAGATTATCGAAACACCACAATACCTGTATATGCGCGTCGCTATTGGTATTCATGGACACGATATTGATCACGTCCTGGAAACGTACGAAGCGTTATCGAAAGGTTTGTTTATTCATGCAACACCAACTCTGTTCAATGCAGGTACACCCAGACCACAAATGTCATCATGTTTCCTGATTGCAAATAAGGAAGACAGTATCGACGGAATTTATGATACTGTAAAAGAGTGTGCGCGTATCAGTAAATGGGCTGGGGGTATTGGTTTACACGTTCACGATGTTCGTGCAAACAAATCCCATATTCGAGGTACGAATGGAACATCTGATGGTATTATTCCAATGTTACGTGTATACAATACAACCGCGAGATATGTAAACCAGGCTGGGCGTCGTAAGGGGTCTATTGCAGTCTATTTGGAACCATGGCATGCCGATATTCTCGATTTCCTTGAAATTCGTTTGAATCAAGGCGATGAAGATGCGAGGTGTCGCGATCTCTTTTCAGCTATGTGGATTCCAGATCTTTTCATGAAACGCGTTGAATCTGATGGTAATTGGTCATTGTTTTGTCCAGACACCGCACGTGGATTATCGGATGTTTATGGTAAAGAGTTTGAGGATCTTTACGAGAAATACGAAGCCGATGGACTCGCGACTAAAGTTGTACCCGCATCAGAGATTTGGAAAGCGATCATTAAATCGCAAAGTGAAACGGGGACACCGTATATGCTCTATAAGGATGCATGTAATGAAAAGTCGAACCACAAACATCTTGGTACCATTAAGTCGTCAAACTTGTGTACAGAAATCCTGGAGTTTACGGATAAGGATGAAACAGCCGTGTGTAATCTTGCATCGATCGCGTTGCCGAAATACGTCGACGTTGAGAAAAAGGAGTTTAACCACGAAGAATTACACCGCGTCACGAAAATGATTACGCGTAATCTGAATAAGGTTATTGATAAAAACTTTTACCCAACCGAAAACGGGAAACGTTCAAATATGCGTCACAGACCAATTGGTATTGGTGTTCAGGGTCTCGCCGATGTATTTATCATGCTCCGTATGACGTTCGGTTCAGAAGAATCGAGGAAACTTAACATCGATATATTCGAAACCATTTACCACGCGTCACTTGAATCGTCGTGCGAACTCGCGGAAATGTACGGTCCTTATGAATCGTTTAAGGGGTCACCTTTCAGTAAAGGAATCCTCCAATTCGATATGTGGGATCGAGACCCAAAGTTTAGTGGGCGATACGATTGGAATGCCATGCGTGAACTTGTTAAGAAAGGAACTATGAATAGTCTTCTTCTTGCACCCATGCCTACTGCATCCACATCTCAGATTTTAGGGAATAACGAGTGTTTTGAACCATACACGACCAATATCTATTTGAGACGAACACTTGCGGGTGAATTTGTCGTCGTAAACAAACATTTGGTAAACGATCTGAAAGAACGTGGACTCTGGTCAAAAGAAATGAAAGATTTGATGGTTAAGGCGAATGGGTCTGTCCAAAATATTATTGATATTCCCGATGATCTCAAGGAATTGTATAAAACGGTATGGGAAATGAGTCAGAAAACAATTATCGATATGGCGGCGGATAGAGCGGTATATATAGACCAAAGTCAAAGTATGAACTTGTTCGTCGAGAGTCCAACAATTTCAAAACTTTCGTCTATGCATATGTACGCGTGGAAAACCGGTTTGAAAACGGGTATGTATTACCTCAGAAGTAAAGCGAAATCACGGCCGATTCAATTTAGTTTGGAGGCTGAATGTTCTATGTGTTCTGCCTAAACAGTTTATATTTTGTTAACATATACCAAATATGTAACCGTATAAAAAACAAATTCATCACTTAAAGTTTCTAATATATATACATTTATAAATATAATGGCACTTAAATTTACAAATGCTATCGAATCACTGAAAATTGCCAGCTACGATGGTCGTAAGATCTCATTGTGTACGACCGAGGATGGACTCATGAAATTTCAAATCCCACGCATGTACATGCCTTTTGGAATTTCAGGGTTTACACCTGAAGTCGGTGCGACCAAATATAACATCGACTTTGCTATGAAGGGGTGGGATGAAGAGGAGAATTACGTGAGGAAATTTTACGAAACTTTACGTGAAATCGAAAATAAAGTTATTGAATCTGTTTCCGAACAAAGTGAAAAGATTTTCGGTAAGAAAATGAGTGTTGGTGAACTCAAACCAATGTTTAACTCCAATATCAAGGAATCCCCCGATCGCGAACCAAAATTTCGTGTTAAGGTTGATACAACTATGGATGGTAAAGTTAAATCACACGTCTATGACGAGAACAAAACGGCGTTATACGATGATGTTGGAAATGGGTTATACGCTCGACAATCGGGAACGGCGGTTGTTGAGATGAATAGTGTTTATTTTTTGAATAGAAAATTTGGTATGACCTGGAAACTTAACTCGCTCGTGGTTTATGAGCCACAGAGACTTAAGGGGTTCCAGTTTATCGGCGTTTAGAGTCGTTTAATAAAAGCATTTGGTAAATAGCCTGAGCTTCTTTTAATATTTTACCTTTGAGCTCCATATACGAGGATGGATTTAATCCATGTTTAATCTTGGCTAATCGAACGGATTCGTTCCATTTAGACAACGTCATTGTTACTATTATAATATATTTTTAAAAAATTATATAAACATCTGCCAAAGTTCGAATTTCATAACTATATACATAAATAATGCCAATGAGAGAAAAAGCGCAGTGAATATAGGGACGGTGTATTTACCACCTCTACCCTGAGTGGTTTTAGTATCTTTGCGATCCATGGTGTCGTTTTATATAGTATTACAACATTTTCTTGACTAGTGTTTTGTATTTTTTCGTACCCTCTTTTGGTTGAAGTCCAAATCCTGATTTTTTTGGTTTGAACACTTTCACCAAGTGTTGTTTCCCTTCCGATTTCATCCTGGCCAAAGCCGCTTTACGCGCAGCTTTAGAGATAATCGCCCCATATTTATCTTGTGTAAGGTCAGATTTTGTCAACCCGCCTGTCGTTTTCATTGCTGTTCCGTGAAACACTTCAGCTCTTGATCCAAATGTTTGCATTTTGTATATATATTACGCGCGGAAAATATTTCGAATTGCGGAAATTGATATAGTATCACTGGTTTTATTACCAGTTGGTATTTGATTTTTTAACCGTTCGTCACGTAAAACTTCGGCTGATAAAATTGATTTGTGTCCTTGTAGAGCAATCATAGCCTGTTCCACTG